TTAGGCCGCGATCTGTGGTGGTTGCTGCTGCTGCTGTTGTGGTAGCAGGTTGGCCCCGATCCATTTCAATACCGCTTGCCCGATCGCTTTCTCCGGATCCTGTGGTTCCACCGGATCGACTTCCGATGGGGGGCGTGTCAAGGGCCGGTCCGGGATCGGTTCGCGGTTGTCCTCGTCTCTCATGTCTTTCGGCGGGATCAAGTAATGAGAAAACGATGATGTTGCCACGAACCTACAGTTACACGCGGGATTCGTGCACACGCAATAGAGTTCTTTTGCAAAATCCCCTTCTATATCCCTCGTGATATCCTTGCTTGACGTTATCCTTGCTGCGGACTTGCAATGTGGGCATGTAACACGGTGCGCCATGCGAACTCCTTCGTTATTGTCTCTGTGTGTACGCGTATCCTGCGCGGGATTATCCGGGTTCCCCGAATTTCACCGGATATCTATCGGGTAGATATTCGTTCAATTCCTTGATCACGTTGATCCTGGGTTGTGTTTCATTCTCATAATCGATCCGCTGGATCTTGTCTATATCGCCGCCATACCCACCCTGCGCGCTTGGCATTATCCCGGTTAACGCGGGGTTGATGCGGTGAATCGCCATGATTTGTTCTCGGCTGATTTCCGCAATCTTCTTTATGTCGTCTCTTCCGCTTATTCCGCCGACGGGGATCAACTCGATATTCTTCGCCGTTGTTCGTCCGGCGCCCGGTCCGATCTGGGGTTGCTTGGGGAAATTTACATATAGAGTGCCGAAATTCTTGAATCCATCCCCTGTTTTTAGCTTTTCCTCTATTAATCCCGCTTCCTGGTCCGTCAATCCACTGGTTACTAGGATAGTTCCCGCGTGTGCGCCGTTACGGTAGAATTTGCGGCGGAATAATACGGTATCCTCTCCCATCAATATGGCTTGCAGGGCAGCCAGATACCAGGGAACCCCGTAGATTGATTGCAGTACGTCCGTCCCGTGAAGGTGTACAACCTCTCCTTTCCGGTATTGTACTGTCTCTCCCCCTTCCAGGATTCGATAAAAGATCCCCGGTTTCGTTCCCACCCGCATCGCCATGGCCGGCAACCGTTCGAACCGCGTCGGCTTCCCGAATCCGTTGCGGAATATCTGGAAATAGGCATTCTCGAAAACGAGTAGATCCATTACCCCGTAGCGCATTTGTTTGCGCCCGATTAGCGAGTGATCGGCCCACCAGCGCATTGTTTGGTTCAACCGGTATTCGATGGCGCTGGCGTGATAGGGGTTTATCTTGATAAGTTGCGCGACGCCTTTCCATTCGACCGGGGCGTGATAATATTCGCCCGCCGTGTCCGGGAACACGCCGATCCAATCCCACCACCGGTTCTCCAATACCGGTTCCGGATCCCCGAAGGCGAACACGGTTATGTTTTCTTGCTTTGGTTCCGTCATTGCCTACCGTATTTCAGCAGCTCGCCAGGGTCATTCCACTATCTTCCCCGCTCCCGCCCGCGTTTAGTTTTTCCATGATCGCGCCGTGCGCGATGGCCCAAAATAGATCGGCGTGCCCTGTCTCCGCCGTGCGGTTTGCCGCGTAGGTGATGGCGCCGCCTTGCGTGCTTTGCCGATGGACCATCAAGAACGATTGGGTCACGTCGGTCCTATCGTCAGGGTATTCGAATCGCTGTCGTTCTATGATTCCCATCATATTGATGACAATCATATTCTTTATTTCATTGCTATAGTGGATCGGCACCAGGTGTGCCAAGTGCTTCTTTTCCAGCTCCTCGTACACGCCCACCCCGAGTCCGGTTACATCTACCCCACAATGGATAATGTTGTAACGCTCGTAGAGTTGCGCTATTTCAAGCGCTTGATTGATGAAACGTTGCCCGTGTAGTTTTAGGCTATCGAAAAACCGCCATGGTCCTTGGGGTGTTAGTGGCGTTTCCAATAGCGCAACGCAGGAGGGATCGCGCGATCGGCTCGGGTCGAATCCGATGGCTACGGGCCGATTCCCCAATGGCCGCTCCGTGTTCAACCGGATATGTGTCCATCCGGTACTGTCCCGTGTGCAAACCAGGAGTTCGGCAAGTTTGAATATGCTCTGGGTTTCATCTAGAAATACGCATGAAAAAAGGTTGTTATAACTTTCTTTCCCATATTCGTCCCGTAATTCCTGCGTATCGAATTCATCATTCCCCTGCTCTTGAGCGTCTTCCAGGGTTACTATTTGCCTCCAAATTCGATCCGGACCTAGTTGCCCCGCTTTTAATGCCTCGTGACTCAGGTCGAGTTCCCGCCGATCCTTTTCCGGTCTATTGCGGTTGTATTCCCTTCCAGACCATCTCGAATAGGCGCCATGGGTCTTTACGGATGGGGTAGAGATGAACGTTCGCCGGAATTTCTTGCGCGACGCCATCCCCGTGGCGCTTTTGTATAGATTCTCGAAATCTCCCGGCCACCAGAAAACCTCGTCGCAGTAGAGATTACCGCTATAACCCTGCGCGGTGCTGGCGTTGGTGGAAACGAAGATCAACATTGCCCCGTTGGAGAGCTTGATCGGGTTTCCTCTTAGCGTTATCTGTCCGATCTCATGGGCAAAGGCGATAATATAGGCCCGGAATATCTCCGCCTGGGGCCGGGAGGCGGACAGGAATATCTGGTTCTCTCCCGTTAGGATCGCATCTTCCAGGGCCTCGAATGCGAAATAGTAGGTTGCTCCGATCTGGCGTGATTTCAGAATGAAGCGATTGCGCCGGGTTGCCGGGTCCTTCCCCCGTTTTCGCCATTCCAATTGATATGGGTAAAGGTGCTCTTGCGCGAAGGCTTCCAGTTTTTCCGCGCCGATGTCACTGATATCGATGCCGGTTCCCTTCTGTTCCCGCCTTGTCTTGTTGGGGGGGCGCCCCCTTCCCGCGCCATCTCCCCCGGCCCGAATGCTGTCCGCTTCGGCCCGGATCTTGTCCGCTTTTGCCTTGTCGATTTCGAATCTTGCCAGTAACCCAGCGAGTCGATCCAGCTCCGATAGATCCGCGCCGGTTTTTTCTTCTTTATCCGTCAATCGTATGACCCGCGCGGCAATGGCCTCTTCTACCCTGACAGGCGCCAAGAGATCATCCCATCCTTCTTTCTTCCGCCATTGTTGAATAACGCGCTCCGTTCCTATCTCGAGCGCTCTTCTTATGTCCGGGATCTTTATTCCCTGTAAATAGAGCGCCCGGGCGGCGGCTCTTTTATCGGGTCCGTAATGTGCTGCCATCCCGGAACGATACAGCCCTATGGGCTGGCGTTCATCATCGGGTTTTTCGCTATTTTCCGTTTTTGTTCGATTCCGCCCTGGATCGGCAGTTATCGGTATCTATCGAAAAACCGGTTGTTGCCGGTGGTTTGGTGTTGTCTGTATGGTTTCGTTCTCTACTTCTGGAGCAATAGAAAACCATGGCAAAAAAGCTCGTTACGGGTTGGGTCGGTATTGCCACCTCCGGCATGACGGCGGACAACCGGGAACTAAAAGCGGCGGATCTCGTCACGATGGCGGAGACGTATTCGACTACCGAATACGAGGCGGTTATCAGTTTGGAGCATATTCGCTGGTTCGGTAGCTTTGGCCGCGTGATCAAGCTGAAAACCGAAAAAGATGACAAGGGGCGCGTCAGGCTTTTTGCCATCCTGGAGCCGGATGCTTCTTTGCTTTTTCTCGTCCGCTCGGGACAAAAGCGCTATAGCTCGGTAGAGATCCAACCGAATTTTGCCGGGACCGGCAAGCCCTACCTCATCGGGATGGCCATAACCGATCATCCCGCGTCGCTTGGAACCACCCCGCTGGATTTCTCCCATCGTGCCTCGGAACCAGGCACCTGTTTCTTCTGCACTGATGAGATCCATGGGCAAGATTTTATTCCCTTGACTCGGGATGGCGCTTCCTCTGCCTCTTCGGAGAACTCCATGACTACACTCACGAATCAAACCCCGGATACGGCGACTTTTGCCGATCTCGATGAACGCCTTGCCAAGTTGGAAGCGCTCGTTCCATCCCCCGCGCCCTCCGGCGATCCCCTCATTGCCTTGAAAGATGAGCTTGCCGCCATCGGTATGAAATTCAAGGGATTGCTTACATCCCGGAAAGCGGACGATCCCGGCGTTGCCGCGTTGAGAACGGAAATCGATGCCTTTCGTACGAGGATCGATGCCTCGCTTACACCGGACCAGCACGCCGGCGGTTCCGGATCGGACGGTTCCGAGGGCGATCCCCCGGGCGGTGAAAGCCGGCTTTTCAATCGGGTTGTTTCCTTGCTGGAGCAACAAGGCGCACGGATCACCGCGTTGAGCGATGCCGTAACCAAGGCAACCGGCGAGGTTCCCGGTACGAAACTTTCCGCGCACACGGGCAACGAAGACGATCACGGACTCGATTTGTTCTAATCGTTTTTCGTTTTTGGCGTTATCTCTTTATATCACTAGGATTTTAGTCATGCTGTCCGATCAAGGCCGCCAGGCCTATACCTCTTTCATTGCCGGGTTATATGCCCACTACCACCTTTCCAGGTGGGAGCAGTATTCGGTCGAGCCGTCCGTTGCACAGTCCTTGCACGATAAGATCGTCGAAGACGGCAACTGGTTCCTAGGACGCATCCGGGGTAGCGTCCCTGTCCGGGACCTTAAGGGAAAGAAAATCGGCATGGGCGTTACCCGTCCCATTGCCACGCGGACCGATACCAGCGTGCCCGGTGTCGAGCGGACGCCGCGCCGCGTCATGACCCTGGATGAGAAGGGATTCGAACTCTTCCAGGTCAACACGGATACCGCCATCGGCTATGAAGAGATCGATCAGTGGTCGATGTTCAAGGACTTCGCCGCGCGTTATCAACGCCAGATCCGTCGGGCCGTCGGCAATGACCGCATTCTTTGCGGCTGGCATGGTGTCGATCATGCCACCACGACGGATCCAGTGGCGAATCCGTTGCTGGAGGATGTCAATATTGGTTGGCTTCAACTGCTTCGGAACGAGGCCGTTAGCCAGATCGATGAGGATTCCTATGGTATCGGCTCGGACTATCCGAACCTGGATACCTTGGTGAACGAGGCAAAAGGGCTATTGGAAACCGTTTTCCAGGACAATCCCGATCTTGTGGTCATGCTCTCCCGCGATCTGATGTCCAATGAACGGGGGCAGTATTTCGCCGCCCAAGGACGCCGCCCATCGGAAAAGGTGAAGGTTCCCCAGGGCGATGTCATCCAAGCCTATGGTGGACTGCCCGCCATGGTTCCGCCCTTCCTCCCGGATGGACACATCATCATCACGCCCCCGAAGAATCTCGCCATCTACTGGCAGCGTAACTCCTGGCGACGCAAACATCAGGACAAGCCGGAGAAGAATGAGGTACAGGACTTCAATTCCCGCAACGAGGGGTATGTCGTCGAAGAGTATGGCGCGATTTGCGCCCTGACGAACGTCCATTATGACTAATGCGTGGAAAACGTTATGAAACAAAATGAACCTTCTCGCTTACGGCGGCGCCAACAACTACGGCTTCAGATGACCTCCGAGGGCGAAACCACCGCGCCGGGGGCGGTTCCCGTGGCTTCCCTCCGGTCTTCCGTTTCCAAAGCCAACCGTTTACAACAACGGCAACGGCAACGGCTTGCGGCCCAATCCGCGCAGCCTACCGATGCCGTTACCGGGGCCGGCCCCGAAAGCGCGGAATGCCCGAATCATGCCCATTACGTTGCCGCCTTGCGCAATGATTTATCCGTTTTGCATGGGATCGAGGCGATCTCGGCCAAGATCGAGTACAAACGGACCGCGATCACAAAATACGAACCGTTTATTTCCACCTACCGGGAAGGCATGTATTGCCATCGCAGCGATGTGTTGACCCTGGCCGTGCTGTGGTATTTCGATCTCGGATCGGAAGATAAAGGGCTGGATCTCGGTATCTTTTTGGTGGAACAAGGTATTCACGAGATGCCGGAAGGCTTCAAGCGCCGGAGTGTCCCCACGGTGATCGGGGACTGCGTTGCCAAGTTGGCGGCCGCGCGATTGAAGGCGGAACAACCAGCTAGCGATGGGTTCCATCGTCTGTTGGCGGCGATGGATTCCGATGGCGAACGCTGGAAGATGCATTTCATCGTTGCCGGGCAATTATATGCCCTGGCGGGGCGTTTTGCCTTGCGCACCGAGAACGATGCCCTGACCGCTATCCGCTATTTCGAGCTTGCCGACAAGGTGAATCCCGAGGGGGCCGGGGTAAAGACCGATCTCGCGAAGGCGCGAAGGCTGGTTGGAACCGGTGCGCGGCGTCCTGCCGAAGCCGATGCGCCGCAGCCGGCCGAAGCCGAACAAGGCGAAGATCAAACCGGCTCCCCCACCGAAACGGGCGGCGATCGATGATTCGTGATTGCGCTTTTTTTTCAAAAAGCGCGATCCCCCTATTTTTATCGATCGCCCTCCCCGTTTCCCATTCTGGTTTTTTTGCATGGGTTTTACCGGAAACCAAGCCATCCCGCTAACCGGCCGGATCACCAGTTCGGATTTTTGGCCGGAGATCTCATTGGCGGATTTCCAGGACGTCGTTCGCCCACCATCGGAATATAGCGCGGCCCTTTGCCGTGCTTGTGTGTTTTCCGCTGTCATCTGGGTAAATGAACTGTTGGCGGGACTGACGGACGAGCAGGACCCCCCGCCCGCTACCCTCGCGGAATTATCCGATTCCGTTACATCGGGACAGGCGATCCGATTCACGGAAGATGGCGCGGACGAACCCGGCATCGAAATCCGGTTGTTGGTGTTCTATTACCGGGAAGCGGTTTATTTTCGCGCGAAAGCGTTGTTACTACGCCATTTCCCGACGCTGAACCGGCGGGAAGAAGCCGTAAACATGGCTAAGGAATCGACGGACGAAATGAGTTTTTGGCTAACCGAAGCAACGGCCAGGATCCGTTGGATCCGTCTTCATGCCGGTGTCTTGAGTGATTCCCTCGCCGCCGATGGCTGTTTCGTTACGGGAATTTGAAAGGCCGGATCTCTTGCAATTACCCGAGGCAATAAAAACCTATTTTTCGTCATTGGGGTTTTTCAATCCCGAAAATATTGCCGTCTGGGTGGAAGATGGCCGTTTGTGCCCATCGGGCAAGATCATCGGTGATGGTTTTCGGTTATTACACATCGAATACACCCTCACGATCCGGATCGAACGTTGGCCCCTAGCGTTACCCGAGAATGAGCTTTTTGCCCATGTGCTCGCCTTCCTTTTCCTTCATGGCTCGCCGCTACAACGCGAAGGGCAAACGGCGCGTATACCCGAGTTCGAATTGATTCGTAACGATGATGATGCTATCGCCGAGGTGGAAATCGTTCTGTATTTGACCGAGCCGATCGACTTGGTTCCGGACGCGGAAGGGCGGATCGTCTTGAATGGGCAATCCTATTCCGTCGGACCGGTCCCTGTCCGGGTGGCAGAAACCGCCGAAGTCGAAGATTTGCATCACGAGGCCGGACGGGCCGCCTTCGCGGCTTCTTCCGATTCCGGGCCGTGAACGTTGGCCCTGGGCTGACCTTTAGCGAGGCCGGGGGGGTAACGCTCCGGCGGCAACTGCAATATTTGGCGTTGTCCCCCGGAAAACGTTCGCGGGTCCATTCGATGATCGGGCGCAAGATTCAACAACGCACCCGCGCCAATGTACGGAATCAGCGGGATATCCACGGCGCCCCTTTCAAGGCGCGCAAGCGCAAGCGCCGCACGAACAAGCGCAAGATGCTATCGCGCTTGGTGCGGGAATTGACGCAGAGAGCCAACGCCGGACAGGTCATCATCAAGTTTCGTAGTGATGGCACGGCCCGCATTGCGGCGGCACATCAACAGGGCCTTGTCGAGCGGGTTACGGCCAAATCCCAACGGCAACAAACCCAAAGCAAACGATCGGCTTCCCGAGAGCAGGCGCGGGTATTGGTTCAAGAACTGCATTACCGCGTTCCCGTCAAGGGCGGGGGGCGCCGCCGGGTTAGTCAACGCTGGATCATGGATAACATGTCCATTGCCCGCGCCGGGGTGCTGATTCGTACCCTACGCGATCGGGAATTGAAGACCATCTGGAAAACCGAACTACCGCAACGGGCCTTTTTCGGCGGCGAGGTTCGGGATATCCGACAGATCATTATCGACGTTGCCGACAAGGAAATCTTGCGGCAACTACAGTTATAGCAATACGGCAATAGCGAGATATTTCAATGGCGCTAGGATATGTCGGCGTATACGACTTGAATCTGGGACAAGGGGAATTTCCAGAACCGGAGCGGCGCTTGCTGTTTCTCGGTGAGGGCGATATCAACCGGGGAAACGTGATCACCGTCACTACCGATTCCGATCTTGATGCGGAACTCGGATCGTGCGGGTTATGCGATCAAGTCAAGATGGCCCAACTCAATGCGGGGCAAGGCTGGATCGCCACCGTGATCCCCATGGATAGCGCAGACCAATGGCCGGATGCCTTCGATCTCGCCATGGATGAAAATGTCGTTTGCGAGGGCGCGGTGATTACCGATCCCATTACCGCCAATACGGACCTTACGGACATGCAGGCGGCTATCGAAATCGTTCGAGCCGCAACCGGGCGGCGTTTCTTTTTCCTGCCACGCACCCGCGCATTCGACCCGGATGTGGATACCTGGAGCGGTTTCACTACCGAAGTGAACGATCATACCGATGGGATTTCGGCGTACCGGGTCGGACCCGTGGCCGAAATCTATCCGGGTTTTCAGGGTTCCTTGGCGGGACGGCTATGTCGCCGGGATGTGTCCATTGCCGATACCCCCATGCGGGTGAAAACGGGGACGTTGCTCGGCATCGCGGAATTGCCGATGGACGCCGATGGCATCCGGTTCAACCGGGGGCATGCCCAGGCCCTGAACGATGCGAGGTTGACGGTACCGCAAGCCTATCACGATTATCAAGGAATCTATGTATCGGACGGTCAATTGCTCGATTCCACCGCCGGGGATTTCCAGGTCATCGAAAACCTTCGCGTCGTGGATGCGGCCGCGCGGCGGATCAGAATCCTCGCCATTCGCCGCGTGGGTGATCGCTCGCTGAATTCGACGCCGGCATCCATGCATGCCGCGAAGATCTATTTCATGCGTCCGTTGATCGATATGAGCGTGTCCATGGAATTCCTCGGACAGACCTTGCCGGGCGCCGTCAAGCCGCCAAAGAACGAGGATATTGTCATCATTTGGCGGGATCGTACCCACGTGGACATCTATATCGCCGTCCGTCCCTACAACAATCCCAAGTCCATCGAAATCTATATGGCGCTGGATCTGGGACAGAATACGGTTACCTTGGAGGGCTGATCGGTGTTTTCCCTATCCGGTTCCGATTTCGATTTCATGCTTGGGGATCTGATGATCCAGGCCACGAGTTATTCCTTGACCATCGAAGATGGCGCCAAGGCGCGAAGCGTGCGCGGCATTCCCAATGGACACCTTTCCGGCAAGGTTTCGGCTAGCGGTTCCCTGGAAGTGGATACTGACAATTTTGAGTTGATCCTGTCTGCGGCAAAGACGGCCGGATCCTTCCAGGGCTTGCCGGAATTCGATATCTCCGCCGTCGGCGCGACGACCGATGGCAGGCAATTGACTGTCGATGCCTTCGGTTGCCGCCTGAAGATCTCAGGACTGCTGGAGACCAGCGGCGATGGCGGCGAAGCACTGACCCACAAGGTCGAGTTCGAGGTGGGTTCCCCGAAATTCGTCGATATCAATGGCGTGCCCTATCTGGATCCGAAGCGTATCGAGACCTTAAGCGGTTCGGCAAAGACCTAATATCGAGGATTCATCATGGCGAATTCCGTTCCCACGATCCCACTACGGCGAAACTGCCATACCAATTACGGTACCCTGGGAGAATTGATCCTCCCGAGCGGGCGCCGGATCTTCACGTTGGAGCCCCCGTGGCAGGACAATCAGCGAAATATCAGCTGCATTTACCCCGGACTTTTCCATGTCGTTCCCGATAATAACGGCAGGTATCGTCATTGGCGGCTGTTGGACGTTCGAGGGCGGGGAAACATCGAGTTCCACGGCGGCAATCATTACATCGATCCGAATACGAGAAAGGTGCAAACGCTCGGTTGTATCGTGCCCGGGTTGAGCCTGGATCACCATCATGTCTGTTCCGTCCTCGGGAGCCGCGCGGCCTTGGCGGTCATGCACCGGGAGTTGGATCGTTTCGCGGAATCCGGTTGGGATCTGTCGATCGAATTGTTCGATCCTTACCGGGGATGGGGCCATGTTCAATAATCTTGGCAATGGACAATTCGATATCCCGTCATTCGGCCTGCCCAGCATTCTATCGAGGTTCGCGCCCCATATCTCCGGCGCCGTTTTGTCCGGCAATCCGGTCTTGCCCACCGTGGCCATGGCGGTGGTACGCGAGGCCGTTGGACAGGAGCCCTCCGCCGATTACCGCGCGACCATGGATCGATTGGAGCAAATCGGCGATGGGGATTCCCAGCAAAACAAATTGATCCAACAAGCGGATCGGCAATTCGCCGGCATGCTGAAAGATATCGATCAACATGCCCGGATGTTGGTGGACGATCCGACGCCGATCCCGGCAACGGACGATCAGAAAGAAATCGCCATGTGGTTCGTGGGTGCCATTGCGGTCATTTCGATCCTACTTCTTGGCGTCCATAGCCTTATTCCTTATTTCGTTCCCGGTCACGAGATGAGTTCGAGCCAAAGCGGTCTTTTCGAAGCCTTGAAGTACGTCGCCAGCACCGTAGTCGGTATATTGGGCGGGGCCTTGATGCCCAAGGCCATGAAAGCCACGCAAGAAAAAAAATAGATGGACACGCAGCCGTCCTTTTTTATCGATCTCAGTGAACATTTCGGTGAGTTGCTTGGCGTCGTGGTCGCCGTTATCTGCGCTCTTATCGGGTACTTTGCCAAAATAACACACGCAAATCAGAGTGAAATCAAAAGGCTTAACAGCGTTACAGCCGAAGCGCTGGATAGACACGAGCGGGAAGCGGATGCGCGAATCGACAAGATCGAGGCTCGGATTACAACCCTGGAGGTGAGCTTGCGTGAGGTGGTAACACATGCGGATCTGATAGATATCCGGGATAGATTGAGCACCTTATGCGGTGAACACAGCGGGATTTCCCGGCAACTGGACGTGTTACAGACAGACGTTCGAAAAATCATACAAAGATAAACGATTAACCCGCGCGATCGGCGCGTTTGAAGAGTAGACATGAAACCTGACCAGCTAAAAACCTCGATTACCTTGGAATTTACGGTACCGGAAGATCTGGACCATCCGCACGCCGGGGAGACCATGACTTTCAATATCGAATTCCGCGCGGCGGATTTCAACCGCTACCTGCAAAAGATGAGCGGAAACAATGGCTTATCGGCGGCACGGAACTTCCTCACGATGCACGTAACCCAAAAGGATAGAGCGGCATTGCGCGAGATCCTCGATCTCCCCGCCGCCCCACTGACGTTGATAGGGGCCTTGATGGAAGAACACGTGCCGGAGTTGAACGCCAAGGCAAAAAAGTCGCTGCCCTCCTCGCCGGATTCGGCCAAGACGAGTTCGGACAACTCCTGATGCTACGGGATAAGTGGCTCCCCGGCGCCTCGGACAGCGCAGAGGATCTGGCCACTGCCGCCTGGCTGGAAAGGAATTACTGGGAGCGGTTCGGTGCGTCGGTTGCCGATGGGATAACGAAGGCCTTCAAGGGAAAATAGGAATGGAGAGCGATGTCAAGCCCTCCGGGAACGAATAATAGCGGAATTCAAGGAAAAGACGGGTTGGAAAAGCCGGCATAACCCCTAAGGCAAGCAGTTGACCAAGCTCCAAAAATTGCAGATGACGATCGCGCTATTGGACCGGGTGTCCGGGCCGTTGCGCCGGCTAGATACCGGCCTTGGCGGCTTTATGCAACGGACCGAGGCCGGATTCCAGCGCATGCGAAACGGCGCCGTTGGTTTTATCGGCGCCGCCATGGGCTTGCGGACGCTCATCAATCCAGCGGAGGAAATGAATAAAGCCCTCGGGGAGGTACGATCGCTACGGGTCGGCGAGGAAGTACTAAAAGAATTGGGGATCGCGGGGCTGGCCTATTCCGCCGATTTCGGGGAATCGGCGGTTCAATACGTGAAATCCGCCTACGATATCCAATCGGCGATCGCGGGACTATCCGGGCGGGAATTGCCTAGATTCACGACGGCATCCGGCATCCTCGCCAAGGCCACAAAGGCGGATGTGACCGAGGTCACCAGCTATATGGGATCCATGTATGGGATCTTTCAGCGTACCGCCGACAAAATTGGCCGAAGTAACTGGGTGGAACAACTGACCGGACAAACGGCCACGGCTGTGCAGATGTTCAAGACCACGGGCCGGGAAATGGCCGCCGCGTTCGAGACCTTGGGCGCAGAAGGACAAACCATGGGGATCGGGCAAGCGGAACAAATGGCGATCCTGGGTAGGCTGCAAGCAACCATGTCCGGATCCGAGGCCGGGACCAAATACCGCGCCTTGCTGCAAGGATTGGGCAAGGCGGAAACAGGTCTAGGACTTCGCTTTTCCGATGCCGAAGGGCGTGCGTTACCGATCATCGAAATCCTGACGAGAATCCGGGATAAGTACGGAGATATCGACACCCTTGCCGAAAGCGGCGTATTGATGAAGGCCTTCGGGAGAAAGGAAGCGGTCGCGGCGATCAAGCTGTTGTCTCAAAATATCGATGCCCTGTCCGGAGATATCGACAAACTGGATAAGGTGAAGGGGATGGATAACGCCAGATGGATGGCGCAGCAAATGATCTCCCCACTGGATAGGCTCGGCGCTTCGATTACGGCGTTCCGGATCGGGCTGTGGCAACAAACCATGCCGGTTATCGAGCCATTTATCGACAAGCTGACGGAAGGAATCAAAACACTGACGGAATGGACGCACATGTTCCCCCATCTTGCCCGGTTCGTCGGGATCGCGCTGTTGGTGGTTCTCGGGATCTCGGCGGCCATCGCGGCCTTGACGGTGGTTGCCGGGATCGGAAAGTTCACCATGGCCGGATTGGGGCTCGGCATGGGCGTGCTCAATCTTGCCGGCGCCGCGTTGATGATTACGCTGCGGGGGATGGCGCTCGCCTCTTTTGGCTTATGGGCCGGACTTGTCAAGATTATCCCCGTGGTATGGGGATTTACGGCGGCGCTATTGGCAAATCCGCTGACCTGGATCGTGTTGGGAGTGGTTGCGTTGGCGGGCGCGCTGTATTTCCTGATCACGCGCTGGGACAAGGTACGCGCGGCCTTCGCGGAAAATACGTGGCTTCGGATGGCCTTTTTACCGTTGGCGTTGGGGATGGATCTGGTAGAGGCGGCAATCGGCGCATTCGAGGCGATCCCGGATTGGTGGCAAGGATTGAAGGCGAGATTGGCCGCGTTGGACCCGTTTGCGTTTCTCGGAGAAAAGGTACGCGGTTTCGTGAGGCTGCTGAATAAGATTCCGGGCATCGATATCGAGATGGGCGCGGCGCCGGCCACGGGGCTCCCGGCAACGGCAAGCAACGTGATCCCGATGCCACCGGCGCCGGCGGCCACGGGGCTCCCGGCAACGGCAAGCAACGTGATCCCGATGCCACCGGCGCAGGCCACATCCCGGCTATTGGACCAGGATAACGAAGGGCAGGCAACCGAGGCGCGGCAACGAATCAATGCCGCATTTGCCGGCGTTACGGGGAGCGGACGGGGCGCAACGCAAACCAAGGGCGGATTGTATCAAGAGTGGCACAGCAGCAAGGAAAGCAAAAAGATAGAGATCGGACAGGTGATTATCCAGGACCCGCCGGAGGGATTCGGCCCGATGGAGTTCGTTGAGGAGTTGGAATTGCAGGCGGCGTAGGGGAATTAGGAATTAAGAGTTAAGAGTTAAGAATTGTGAATTAGTAATTATGTAATTACATTATTACGAATTAGGAATAGCCGTCATGATGAATAGATATTTTACGGAACGGGCGAATATATTGAACGCATCGGAGAAGTCCCCCTCGGAAAAGGTATGTCTTGCCGCGTCAGATTATAAAAGGGCGATCCATGATGCCGACTTCGTTTGCTGTCATGGCAGTATCGAGGCGTTTCGGCACGATTTACTAGAATTCGTCGAGGAATGGGAAGCAACATTGTAATCAACCGATACCAAGATCAGAAAGAATGTTATTTACCGTCGGTTTTCCCCAATTTCGAGGATGCTTGATTTGCACTCTCCCGCCATTACCGATCCGTTTAGCAAGTTCGGCAAGGTTATTCGCGTGCTTTTCCGGCCAACCGCATTGGATAGCGTGATCGCGGATTTCCTGGTATTCGAGGGGAATCGACTGCTCATGCAACGCCTTGAATAATTCTTTGGCAGACGCACTATCGATCGGATGGGTCAACCCCGTGGCAAGATTGACGTTTATCGATAGCCGGGCAATGGCTTTTTTAATTATCTCGCCGCGATATTCTTTTGAAATTGATTTTGTCATTGTAGATTTTCCAGAACGGGTGCGCCCACGGGCGCACCCGGCAAGGGAATCAGCGCAACGCCGCGCGTAATTGGCCAGTAAGCCGTTGTTGTTCGTCTTCGAGAAGTTCCAGCAAGACGCCCGTTGCGTCGGCATCGATGGGCGCGTCGGCATGGGCACAAAACAATAGGCAGATTACCGCGCGTCGGCAATAGGCGACGCGATCCAGCTCATCGAGCAGATCGGATTTCCGGGGTTTCATAATGGGGATTTCCTTGGTACTAAGAGGGAATAACCGTCTTTGCCGGTAGTAAGGGGCAAGGGAGACGGGCCACACGGGGTTACTACCACCGGCGACCAAGGGAGCCGGCCTTCCCGAAGGAAGCCCCGTGGGCCCGCCATGACGACAGGCGGGCACAAAAAAACGCCTCGAACGAAGAACTCGCGGGCGCCCTTTGCCCATGGTCGATCCGGGGGTAGTAATCCCGGTCACGGATTTTGCCGTGACAATCGGCATCCTAGCTGGAAAGAAGAGGCGATGCAACCCTAGATGGATTTTGGGCCATGCCGGGGCGTCAACCAGATAATCCGCCCCGGCATTTCCACCAAACATGACAGCAGCTTTCGACTTGGGGGTAATATAGCCCGGATTCTGGTACTGGGCAATCGAAAAGTAAGTTAAATTGATCTCGAAACGGATAAAACTACGCAAATAAGCGTAGCGTGGAACAAAGCCCAAACATGCGCACACCAGAACAACAGCGGATCGCGGATCTCACCATCAACACGAACTAGGACCAAGATCATGGCCGAACAAGACACCGAAAAGACCAAAGAGCCCGGCGTTGCCCAGCCGGCACCGCACGGGGACGAAGAAAAGGCCGGTAAGGAATACACGCAAGGGGAACAGTCGACCACATATACACGCACGTTCGCCGCTGCAAAGACCTTTCTCCGAAACCTGGTGAACGCGGGAAAGGGATAACGGCGCGATGAGCGAACGGCAAGAACAAGATCCATCTATACGGCCGAGCCGCGGAAATTGCGTATTTTTTATGGCGGAAATGGATAAATTCCAGGATGGCGGGCGCTGCGTGGGCGAGTGTTGCACGGACCGGAACCCGTCTCGAAGGATAGCGATAGCCATTACGGATCTTTTATGTGCAAGAATGAAAGACCGTAACCCGTTAGCAGATCGTGACAAGTAAAGATGCTGGGAGACACCGATCTATGGATCACGGGAGACGATCTCACCCTGGATGATGGCAAGGAAGCCCAGCTCATCATCGAGCGCAGATGCATCGCGCAAGACCTTATCCACATGATCCGGGAAAAGGGTTATGCCGTTCGAATGGTGGGGGAACGGGACCCGATCCAGTTGGCGCTGTTGATACAGGAAATCGAGCGGGAAATGGACGAGGATGTGCGTATCGTTCCCGGCACTTCCCGGTTACATGAAAGAGAAATGGGGGTTTATTACGCTACTGCCGACACAGTGGAATACGACCCCATCTATATCGAACTGACGAATCTTGCCTGACAACCCACAGAAGAGGGGACGGATCCGATCCGGCTTGGACCATGACAGACACGAAACCCGCGCCGGACTTTCTGCAAATCCTGACCGATAGCGGCGTACCGGCAACGGAGGAGGCGCTAAAGGGCGTTTGCCGGGAAACGGTAACCGAAGCGGGATCCTCGATCAATAACGAAAGTTACTATAGCCCCTTTTGGCGTCTATTCAGCGCCATCATGATCAAACCCGTGCTGTGGCTATTTCATTTGATGGTTGAATACATGATGCCGCAATACTTCCTATGCACGGCAGACGAGGAATATATCGAGCCGAAGGCATGGGATTATGGCGTAGACGAACGCAAGGCGGAATCGAAGACCGCCGGCGTCGTGGTATTCACGCGGGAAGAGACATTACCGGAAACCGTGATCCCAAGCGGGACATTGGTACAAAGCCCGCCGATCAACGAGATCGTCTATGAGTTGATCACAACGGAGGATGGGGTATTTTCCGCTGGTGAAACCGAGTGTACGGTTCCCGCCGAAGCCACGGCGCCCGGGAGTGGGCACAATCTCGGCACGGGTTATTACACCATTTTGCCGGAAGCGCCCGAGGGGATCGTTTCGGTAACCAACCCGGACAATTGGATCACGGCAGTGGGCGCCGATCAGGAAACCGTTGAAGCGTACCGTTGGCGAACGCGGGCCGCGTTCAACACGCTATCCCATTATCATACCGATGGCGTTTACGTGACGATTGTCGGTCAGCATGCCGGGGTGGATGTGCGCTTTATGTGGTTCGAACACAACGCGCCAAGGGGACCTGGCACGGCGAATCTGTATTTGTTGTTCGAATTGGACGCGCCCGCGGGAAGCTACCTTGACGCCATCAATGATCACATAACGGCCCAAGACAACCATGGCCATGGGGACGATCTGCAAGTCTTCGCCATGCCGGAGCAAGAATATGATCTCGGAGTGACCGTATGGCCGAACGCAGGATTGCTACAGACGGAAAAAGAGGCGTTGCGGTTGGCCGTGGAGGAGATCATCCGGGCGGCCTTCCGGGAAAATTTGGCTTGGGAGGTTACCCGTGCGTTGCCCTATAGCCGTTTCTCATTTTCCCAATTGGATCGGGAAATGCACGATCATTTGCCCAAACTGCAATCGGTGGAATTCGATCGATCCGATATCGTTAGCGAATTATGGGCGCCGAAATTGGGCAATCTAACCGTGGCATTAGGGTAACCGTCATTATTGGAAACCCAACGGGCGGATCGCATCCGATTGATCTCGAAAACCTGCCGGAGCATTTTCGATAAAGTCCAATGAATAATATAAGCCGATTCAACGAATGCACGGGGAAAATTTTAGCAAAATTGTATGAGGAATTCCCAATAAAAACGGATCTGGAATACAAAGAATGGCTAAAAGAAGATGAAAACCTAAACGATAAGAATACTCAAGAATTCTGCCGGGCCACGATCGAATGGTTGGAAGAATCCGGCTATATCATCGTTTATGGGAAATACTATTACGACATGGCGAATAAAGTCATATTGACGCAAAAAGGTCTAGAAGCACTAAGGGCCATACCGGAAAGCTTGGAAGAGGGGCAAAAACGCAGAAATATCGGGGAGGCCCTGGTAGCGGCGATGAAAGAAAAGGCGCCGGGAGCAACGGAATGGGCGGTTGAACAGTTAAGTTCCCGGCTGTTTACGGAAAGCCTAAAATTGTTCGGGATTTGAAACCCTGCGCCGTTTTAACATAGATGCAAGAACCCGACTATCAATTGCCCGTCTGGTTAAAAGACGGTACGGAGGCCAATAGGCTCGTAGACGCGGCTAAAGCATGGTGGGACAAGGCAAAGGGATGGGCCGAGTTTCCCCTCGATAATAATGACCCGCTCACCTGCCACCCGGACATTTTGCGTGCGATGGCCTGGGATCGGGATATCGAGCCTTTTCCCGATGAACCCGAGGAATCATTCCGGTTACGGGTAAAACACGCCCCCGCCAATACACGGGACGCGGGAAGCAAGGCGGGATTTTACCGGATCTTCGATCGCCTAGGGCTGAAGTTGATCGATCAGATTGAACGTTTCGACGAAACCGACTGGGACGTCATTCGACTAATTTTCAATTCCGGGGTTTTCGGATGTGAAAACCATGAATTGTTGCAGTTCATCATCCGCAAATATGGACGGACCTGCCGGCGTTACGAGCTGGCGTCACAATCGGAGCCGGTATCGGTCTATGTGGGTTTCGGAGGGCACACGATCACACGGGGCATCCACGACCCCGGTGTTGTCGAGCCTTCCATGACAACGGAATTCCCTCCCCTCTATATCGGGGCCGGAAAGGCATCCCTTCTCTATTCACGGCATGAAATCATCGTTCCACTATGAATAAGGACCGCGCGGAATGAGCGAACCGGACCAATTGACAACCGCAGGACTGGCATATTTAGCTACCAAAACGGCGGCAATGGAGCCAGTGGTATTGGATCGCGTCGTATTGGCGCAGATCGACGGGATCGACGGAACGACACCGGTCGATCCCGCCGAAGGAATGCCGGATGCCGGGCAAATCACGTGGGACGGGACGCCCCACGGGATCGGCAAGGATGGCGATGATAAGGTCTATATATCCGTGCGGTTGGAATCCGATGTGGGCGATTTCGATTTCAACCGGCTATGTGTCGTTGCCGACGATGGAACGGTAGTCGGGATCTCGAATCTGCCATTGCAATGCAAACGCAAGGACGATCAAACGATCCCGCAAAGCGGCAATACGATTATTCACTCATTCCTCGTGAGATTCACGAATGTCGCCGGGCATATGTCCGTTACCGTGGACGCGGCGGCGTGGCAAATGGATTATCTCTCGGATATCCAAGGGCTACGGACGGACCTGGATGCGCATACCGGGGACACGAGCCAACACGGCAACAACCATACCCATGCGGAATACTTACCCACCGATCATATCGATCAAGGGGCGCAGCCCGATCCACATGGGCAATATCTAACCGAAGGAAGGGGAGATGCCCGTTATTACACACAGGCGCAAGTCGATGCGATGGTGGACGGCGCGACGCTGGATGTGAAGTTCCATTACGGATCTACGCCGCCGGACAATTGGTTCGAAATCGATGGTACGGAGTTCGATCGAGACCAGGAAAATGCGATATGGACCGAGGCGCAGACGCGTGGCCTGGTAGTGACGGAGAGCGAATGGCAGGCGGGAGAAAATGGAAAGTTTTCAGACGGCGATGGCAGCACGACATTCCGTTTGCCGGATTGGCGGGGCAGGTATCCGCGCGGCTGGGACCATGGCGCGGGGCGCGTTTCAGACGTGGCTAGCCGGGCCGGCGGGGATACCGTTGGAAGCACGGGGGAGGATGCCTTACAGCAGCATCGGCATCTGATGAAAGATACCTGGGTCGATTCCATTTACAATGGTAATGATGGCAATGCGCCTACGGTGATAGAAGCAGGAGCGAATAACGATCTTGACGGTACTCGTATCGGGTACGAATCCGGGAGTATAAGCCCGAGTCTCGATGCGCGCGTAAGCGATGAAACAACGGTAAAAGATGTCTTTATCATGTGGTGTATTCATCGCTAATGGATGGGGGTCGATCGATGATGCAAGATTATCATTATGATCCGGTAAGCATGACATTCACTCATGCGACGGACGCACGTAGCTATACCAGCGGCGAGGGAGAAACCGCTTACATGAACCCACCGGCCAAGGCAACCAGGACAACGCCACCAGAAACGGGAAAACATGAGGTTGCCAGATACGATAATAAGGGAAAATCCTGGGAAACGGTTGCCAACTATATTGGTACGAGGTACTGGTTATCCGATGGGACCGTACACACGATTACGGAATATGGTGTTGCACCGCCGGACGAAGCGATATTCGAAGAAAGGCCATCAAAACATCATGTCTGGGATAAAGAGAGTGGACAATGGATCATCTCATTGGATACCGCGCGAGCCGAAGCCGAGGTGAAAATTACGGCATTCGCCAGTGATGCCAGAGCACAAGTGACCGGAACACGAGATGGGCTGAAGGTATCCGGGTGGGTGAGAAAGGCGGAAAGGGCCATGCGCAAGATTGCCGGAACCACAAGCGCCGATGATGAAACGGCGTTGCAACTGGAATGCGACGCGCGTGGGAAAGGGGAAACCACAGCCGAGCTGGCCAATAAACAGATCGCCAAGGCGGGCGCGTTGGACATGGCCATCGCCACGATCGACGGCATGGAGGCGGAGGCCTTGGAGAGAATAAAAATGGCGCAGAGCGTGGAGGAACTGGAAGCGACCAAAGAAGCCCTTAAGCAACAGGCAGAAACGGCGGTTACAGCGCTACTGACGGCGACCGCCGGCGCAACGGGTACGTAAGCGCATCGTTGGCTATGAACTGGCAACGGATCGTATTCACGCCACCCGTGATGACGCAGGCGGCCGAAGCCGGCTTTTCCGCGCTCGGAGAAGCGGCAACTTCCGGGTTGGCCGGAACGAATGACCGGTTGAGCCTGTTATGGGCGCCGGAAGAAACACCAGGGCCGGGGGCCGGGGCCGGACAAGTGGAAATGCCCGCCATGGGCGGGGGCGGACAACAGATCATCATTCACCCCTTCGGGAGGGAATTCCGGCCCGGAACGGAAGACATTTTGCCATTCCCGGAAGCCGCGGCGGCGGCGGCCGAACGAATCGGCGCCATCGATGCCGGGGGGTTCGCCAACGGGGAGATCGAGGCCATGGCGATCGCCGTGGCACAAACCAGCATGACGGGGCTTGCGGAATCATTGTCCGGGATCACCGCTGTTTTCCCGATACCGGCATTGCAACAGCTCCAACGCCGGGCGCAAGCCACTGCGGACAATGAAGCCTCCAAATGGACAAGGCCAACCGCGAACAAGGCGCCCGATGGGGCGCCGATGCCCCTGGATCGGTTGCCGGCAATGGCGGCAATGGGCGCAGCGCTTAGGGAAAGGTGGGCGCTATCGGACGGATATTCGATGCAAAACAGGAGCCCAGCCGACCGGCTTGCCGAGATGGCGCAGAGGAAAACGGACCGAATTGCAAAGCTTGCACAGCAATACGACGATCTAATCGCCGCCTTTTCGGGTGGGAGTGGGTTCATGCGGCACATGTCCGGCACCCCGGAAAAGGTAGCCTGGGAAATCGCGCACAATACCCTGGGCAAGAAATATACGTTGACGGTGCTGGCGGTATTTACCGGAGCGCAAGGGGAAATGACCGCGTTGACGGAGATTCTAGGAATACAGGACCAGGCATAACCGATGGCGCACGCGACGCATCCCATTACCCTAACATTGGGAGAAAACGCGATCCGTGGGCACGGGGTAACGGTTCGGGTCACTCTCCCGATCCCTGACAAGGATCTGTCCGGATCGAGTTCGAAGACGATGATCGCGGAAAGGGGATTCAAGAAAAAACGGATTGCCGTCAGGTTGTACATCAGGTATGAAGATGAAGAACACCTTGCGCGGATCTACAAATTAGCCGAAGCGATAGACGATGCCGGCGATCGGGTAATCTATCCCATCGTCAACATAACGACACGGGCCGCGAATATCAAGAAAGCACGGTTCAGTGGCGAGGTAAGCGCAAGAGAACAAGACGGTGAGCAAACGTGGGCCGTGACGTTTTCGATGGTCGAAGTCGAATCCGTGCCGGAACTAAAAGAAGATCGGCTCGATCCGGCCGAGACGGCAACGATAGCGACCACGGGCGAAGAGGTGATTGCCGAAGAAGAAGAACCGGAAGCCGAAGAACCCGATACCCGCGAATTGACCGCTATCGAGAAAAAACTCGCGGCGATCAATCAGGCTCTCGCATCATGGAAGGAATAGCGCATGCAATTGCGGCGTGAGTTGAGAATAGCCGGGATCGTGTATCCCACCGCAAAGGAAGATGTCAGGCTGGATCTGCGTTCGCCCGGGCGCGGGAATTTCACCATACAAGGCGAGACGTTACCGAATGAGGATGTCAATCTGGTTCAATTTCGCCTTGGATACCCGAAGCTGGGACCGTACCATTTACTATTCAATGGTTATGTCGAGCGAATAGAGCCAATCGACAAGCGTCATGCGATAATCTTTTGTAGGGAACTAACCGGCATCCTACGGCACGATATCCGGTTTGCCCTGCGCCATGTGACCTTGCGGGAAATACTAGCAAAGGTCTCGGCTTTAACGGGGTTGACCTTCGTTACCCCGGATACAGAATACGCAAACCGCAAACTCCCCACCGTATACAGCATGGGCACGGGTTACAACCTGATGGATACCATCGGGAAAACCCTCGCAATCCCCCGGTATTTATGGCAATTGGAATCCGATGGCAAGGTATTCGTCGGATCCTGGGCCGATTCCTATTGGGCCAATAGGCAGATCACGATCCCGGATAAGGTGTTAACAGCACATCATTCGAATAATACCGTCCGGTTCGCGGCGATCCCCGCGTTGCGCCCGGGCGTGAGAATGAATAATCGCTATGTTCAACGGCTGCGTTTTTCCGGCGACGAGATGGAAATACAGTGGACGAAGCAATACTGGCACTAATCAGAAGGAACTACCCGGAACTAACCGCGCGGTTTCACTTGCCGATATTCGCACGGGTAACGGGGATTACCGAGCCGCAAAAAGACGGGGATTTAGCAGACGATTTTCGCCCCCGTTACGCGGTCGATGTGGAGGTGCTGCAAGAAGACGGAAAGCCGGATCCGGACTTCCCCGGATTGTTGGACGTGCCCCTACCGGTGCCCATGGGTGGACCCGAGCAAGGAATTTATGGGAAACCAGCTATAGGAACCTGGGTAGAAATCGGGTTCGCCTACGGGAGCCCTAACAGGCCATTCGTCCGCTGTGTATTGCCGCATGGGCTATCCTTGCCGGCGCTGGAAGAAAGCGAGCACCGTTGGCAGCAGTGTGTAGGCAGATACCAATGGATCACGACGGACGGTTCATGGTACAGGGTAACGGAACAGACAATAATCGATGATGCTTATCGCATAGAACGATGGGCACATCAATTATCGGAAGCGTTCAAAGTTTCCGAAACCGCCATCGAGGGCAACCATACGGTAGACGTGGGCGGGGTCGAGAGACGAAAAGCCGATTCGGGTATGGAGATTCAAACAGGGGGCCAAATGGCGATCACGGCCCTGGAAGGAATACAGGTAAGTTCCGGCTCGGATGTAACAGAGACCATCGCGAGAAGGAAAGACTCGATTGCAAAAGACACGCAACGGATACGTGTAGACGATGGTGGGCTGATATGGTTAGGAAATCGCACCGAAAACACACTAAGATTGTTATCCGCATTGATGCAGGTGGTAATCAATCTCGCAGAGATATCGAAACGCCATACCCACGGCGGGCAGACACCCGATCAATTCAATGAATACCAACAACAAGAATCAACAGGGATAGACTTGAAGGCACGCCAGGACAGCATGACGGAATAGCCCGCGCCTCTCCCTTTTTCCTCTCTCCCTTTCTCCCTTTCTCTCTTTCCCCTTGTACTTTCCCATCCGTGCACCATGCACGCGGTCGCGCGTGCGTATCGAGCACGCAGCCCCAATCACCCCCCATAGGCAGGCCCGCGAAACGCCGGCGGGGGCCAAAAATCACTCCTCCCCACCCGCCGGGATTTGGCCGGATTTTTGACGGGCGAAGACTGGGACGAAGAGACAGATCCGAAAAAGCGCTTATTCTTGGGTAGATAAGCGAAAAAGGCAGATCGCGGAATTTTCGTCGAACGAAGAAAAATGAAGAAAAAACAGAGGAGAGAAGCGCTTATATAGCGCGTAATAAACTGATATTCATACGTTTCAAAAAAATGCAGAATTTACAAAATGAGGCAGATTGGGAGCGTTAAGCGTCCACAAAGGTGTCCACATTACTGTCAAAAATAGTCTAAAATTGACAAAGAAAACGCAGGATAAACCGCCTTTTTTATAGAAAAACCGCAATATCATGAGGAATTGGCGCTGATTCGCTATCGATATCGCGATTCGCTATCGCTATCGATCTTATCCGGCTTTTCCGATAGCGAGTAGCGATATCGATAGCGATAGCGAGAGGACCACGACACCCGTTGCGGCTCGGCTGCGCTGTACTACTATCCGTCGATTTCTTGTTTTTTGTGAACGTTTTCGGTCGTGGCCTTGTAGGATGCTGGTGAGCCCGCCAGGGCGAACCGCATCAAAATTCATCGATCGGCATCGCCAAACGCCGATCGATGAATTCCGATGCGGTTCGCCCTGGCGGGCTCACCAGCATCCTACAGGGCTTCCCTGAATTTGGTTGCGGCCAGGCTGCGCTGTGATTTGCGTGGACATTTCTCTCCTCCCCCAACAAAAAGATACGCCCGTTCAT